AATCCAGATTACCTCCCGATTCCATCCAATCGAGAGAGAAGATAAGGAAAATAGATAAAGCAATTAAAAATTTGGAAAATGACAAGGTTAGATACCGAACGACAAAACAGGCTGGAACCTAAACGAATAGAATACGCCATACAACAAATTCAAAAACTTGGATTTGAAGTCAATAAGGTTTCTGACCATGAAATCAACTTCCAGTATAAAGGACACACTATAAAATTCTTCCCTTATTCCGGTTGGGCAACTGGTTCAACTATCAAAGACGGAAGAGGACTAAATAAATTATTATTACAATTAAAATATTAGGAAATGGAAAAATTCTTAGGACAAGACGTCCCTGAAGACAAACGTTGGCAATTCTTGCAAGACAACGCCGATGCAATAGAAAAAATCGGATATACTCACCGTTTTTCACCCGAAGAATTGGCACAAAAGAAAGAACTTCTCGCAGAAGCATCAATCAAAATCAATGACATCGAGGAAGAAAAGAAAGAGGTATTAAGCGATTTTAAAGACCGGCTCAAACCTTTAACGGAAGAGAAATCCGAACTGCTCGAAAATATTAAGACAGGGTCGAAATTCATCCCAAGTGAAAAGTGTGTAAAAATCCTCTATCACGAAGAAAAAATGGCTGGATATTACAACCAACTTGGAGAGCTGGTTTATTCACGCCCTATAATGCCGCAGGAAATGCAGAAAACAGTATTTAGTATTAACCGAAAAACAGGAACAGATGACTGAACAAAACGGAAACAGAATTAACGTAGTTGTACCTAAAGACTACAACGGCACACCTATTGAAATTGTATTACGTAAAGGTATAGCGGCTGAACAACTTCCAACAAGGGAACCTATACCAGTAAAAATTTTAGGTACAATAGATAGTCCATTAAAATGGATTGAAAAACGTGTCGAATTGATCGACCAAAAACATGCGAATATTACCGTAAATCGTGATTGCATGCAAATCTCACTTATTGACAAGGAGAATGATTATTACAGAAACGAAGTTTCCGGTGTATTGCAACCATCAAAAGAAATGATGGAGTTTGGTATCAACACCGATAAAAAATGGGACCCCATTAAATTATCCCAATTCTTCAAAATGCACCGTGCCTTCTTTAAGGATAAGGCACAAAATATGTCTCTCGTATCTACACTAAAGAATTTTAAGGCAAAAGTAAATCAAGACATTGAAAGGAGCAAAGAAGAGAATGGAAGCAAAACGGATAACTACTCGCAAGTCGTTGATTCCAATCTGCCGAAGTCGTTCAAGTTGAACATCCCTCTTTTCAAAGGATTCGCTTGTGAAGAAATTGAAGTTGAGATTTACGCAGATGTGGATGGCCGGGATGTTTCACTATCGCTTGTTTCTGCCGGTGCAAATGAAGCAATCGAAGAATACAAAAACAGAGTGATTGACGAACAATTGAATTTGATTCGTGAAATCGCCCCCGATATCGTGATTATTGAAATCTAAAATTTGCCCGGTTTTTCGGGCAAACGGACAGGTGGCGGAATTGGTAGACGCTAAAGTTAATTCCTTATAGAGTGGTTGAAAGAAGGTTATCGTAAAATGAACTGAACTAGCCGAAGGAAATGTAACGGGTAATGCTGAATGTCACCGCGACGTGATTATAATAAAATATCAAGTGCAAGTCTTGAAAAAACTCCACTCATGCAGGTTCGAATCCTGCCCTGTCCACAAAAATCAACATTATGGCATACATAAAACGCAAGCCCAAGAGACAACCCCTGTTTGACAACAAGGTCGTTGTAAAGAAAAATCCCAACCTTAAAGCAAAATTAGACCGCATCTTTTCAGAGTATATCCGCATCCGGGATGCAAATCAGCAAGGATATACGGTTTGTATATCATGCGGTAAAATAGTCTCATGGAAAGAAGCTGATTGTGGGCATTTTGTAAACAGACGGCACATGGCTACCCGCTTCAACGAAAAGAACTGCAACGCACAATGCCGGAGCTGCAACCGTTTTGACGAGGGCAACATCATCGGATACACGAAAGGCTTAATAAGGAAATACGGACAGGGAGTTATAGAGGAACTCGAAATCCTCAAACACCAACACTCCAGCCTGTCCGACTTTGATTATAAAGTTTTAATCGACCTATACACACAAAAAGTAAAACAACTACATGAGGATAAAGGAATCTGACGACAGCTTTGAGATTACGTTTGAATACAATAGACGGCTCACATGGGCAATAAAGAAACTGATGGGAGTGTGTCCGGGTGCCGAATATGACCCAAGAAGGAAATCATTTTTCTTTCCCAAAATATACGCCCCGCAAGTCTATATGTTCGGACAAAAGTACGGCTTCGTATTTACCAAGGAACATGCGAAAGCGGATTGGGAAATACCGAAACTTCCGGAACTGACACAAGACATTCCCTTAAAAATGGAATTATATCCCTATCAGAAACAGGGTGTCGCCTACAACATCATCCACAAACGTACAATCATCGGTGATAAGATGGGGCTTGGGAAAACCTGTCAGGCAATTGCCTCCGTGCTTGCCTTGAATGCTTTCCCCTGTTTGGTTATTTGCCCATCTTCTTTGAAAATAAACTGGCAAAGAGAGTGGCACATGTGGACTGACAAAAAGGCTTGTATATTGAACAACTCAAACATAAATACATGGCATCTCTTCGCCGCCGGGAAATCGCTTTTTGGAGAAAGCATAAAAAACGACATATTCATCTGCAACTACGAAAGCCTTAAAAAATACTTTGTACAGGACATTGTTGCAAAACCCGGACAGGCTTTCAAACTGAAAGATGTGATTTTTACTCCAAACATCAACCTGTTTAAATCTGTCATAATTGACGAGGCCCACCGGATAAAAGACCCTTCATCCCAACAAAGCAAGTTTACCAAGGGATTAACGTCCGGAAAGGAAGTAATATTCGCTATTTCCGGAACCCCAGTAGTGAACAAGGCAAAAGACCTTGCCTCCATGCTTGCAATCATTAACCAGGTGGACAAATTCGGAGGATACACAAAGTTTGTAGCTGAATACGGATTCAATGACAACATGGAAGAATTGAACTACAAACTCAATACGACCTGTTTTTACAGCCGGAACAAAAAAGAAGTATTGAAAGATTTGCCAGACAAGATACGTACCACAGTACTTTGCGAAATAGACAACCAAAACGAATACAATTCGGCACTTTCAGATCTTGCCGACTATCTGAAAAAATATAAGTCGGCAACGGATGCACAAGTTGCCCGTTCCATGCGTGGTGAAGTAATGGTAAGAATCGGAGTTCTTAAAAATATTTCCGCACGCGGGAAGCTGAACGCAGTGAAAGACTACATAACGGATGTTTTAGAATCCGGCGAAAAATTAGTTGTATTCATTCATCAGAAAGAAGTAGCTGGATATCTGTTACAAGCATTCCCGGAAGCTGTGACGATAACCGGAGATGATGACATGACAACAAGGCAACGAAACATTGATGCTTTTCAAAATGATTCTGAAACTACGTTAATCATTTGTTCCATCAAAGCCGCCGGCGTAGGATTGACACTCACAGCATCCTCTAATGTCGCATTTGTTGAGTTGCCATGGACAGCGGCCGATACAGATCAAGCAGAAGACCGCTGTCACCGGATTGGAGCCAAGTCTACCGTAAACTGTATCTATTTTCTCGGTAAAAACACTATCGACGAAGATATATACAAACTAATCCAAGACAAGCGCGAAGTATCTAACATTATAACTGGCGGAACCAACGAAGCCATCGAACGGGAATCAGAGTTTGACTTATTAATAAAGAACATAAATATCAAGTGAACTATTGATAAGCTAATACTATCGGTTTTTAAATGAAATTTTTATAGAACTATATTAAAATGATAGAACTACAAGCTATAGGTAACATCGGCAAGGATGCCGAGCAGAAAATAATAGGCGGCAAGGCATACGCCTCATTTTCAATCTGTGTAACAGAAAAAACATCAGACGGGAAAGACAGGACAACATGGCTCCGGGTAATGAAATACGACAGCGAAGGTAAGTTGACCGCATACCTTACAAAAGGGAAAAAGGTTTGGGTACGTGGCAATCCCTACTTTTCTGCTTATGTCAGTAAAAACACAGGTGAAGCCATCCCGGACACGACTATATGGGCTGACAAACTCGTGTTCTGTTCTTCCGGAGAAAAGCAGAACCAGCAAACAGAAAGACAATCCGGGACAAATAATTTCCCCTCACAGGCAGACGACGATCTCCCGTTTTAATCTTAAATAAAGGTATCGAATTAGATACCTTTAAAATTTTAATCCATGAAACTAATATTGATTAATTATGGTGGATGAAATATGGAAAGACGTTGTAGGATTTGAAGGACTTTACAAGGTATTAAATCAAGGTGAATCACATTAATTGAAAAACTAAAATAAAATGGAAGAAGAAAATGTAGTAATAAAAGGATACAAAGGATTTGATAAAGAATTAAAGTGTAGAGGATTTCTGTATGAAGTAGATAAAGAATATGAGCAAGGAGGAAAAATAAAATGTTGTAATAATGGATTTCATTTTTGTGAAAATCCTTTTGACGTATTTAGTTATTATCCTCCTAATGATAGTCGGTATTGTGAAGTCCATGGCAGCGGAAAATATGATAAAGACAATGATGACAGTAAAGTTTCTGTTTCCAAAATAAAAATCGGATTTGAAATCGGATTAAAAGGACTAATTGATGCAGGTATTAAATTTATTCTTGATAAAGTAAATTGGGAAGAGAGTAAAGCAACCAACACAGGTTACCGATCGGCAGCAACCAACACAGGTGACCGATCGGCAGCAACCAACACAGGTAACCGATCGGCAGCAACCA